GTGTGGTGCTGAAGTTGCAGTTGCTCACGGTGCCTTCGCTGGTACCGCTGTTGGCGCTGCCGCAACGGTTGGCGCAACTGGCGCAGGAACGGTCTCGATCAACCCAACCTTCACCGACCTCGCGGTGCTGAAGGCGTCTGTGAACCAGGCGTACCGACGTGCTCCAAAGGCGGGCTGGTTGATGAACGACACAACGCTCGGCGTTGTGACCGGTCTCGTGGATACGGCTGGACAGCCGATCTTCCGACCTGGCGATAGCAACGCTCCTGACCGACTGTTGGGCGCGCCTATCCACAGCGCGGCACTCATTGACCTGACCGACAACACCGCAGGGGCGATCCTCTTCGGCGACCTCGGCCAGATCTACACCGTCCTCGTGGGCGGAGTTCGAGTGGAAGTTTCCCGCGAGTTCGCGTGGAACCTCGGCTTGATCTCGTACAAGGTGGAAGTTCGCGGCGCGACTGGTCTTGCTCAGGCAAGCGCAGTCAAGTCGTTCAAGTCAGCCAACGTCTAATCGTTAGACGCTAGGTTGATCGGCGGGGTGTCGGGCTTCGGCTCGGCGCCCCGCTCGCATCAGGAGGAGAAATGAACATCTTGAAGAAACTCAAGGAACTGGCTCGGCGAACGCCTCGTAAAATCAACGCAGAGGCATCTAAGAGCCACGTAGAGCGCGCTATCATCACAAGGTGGGGTAATACAGCCACCCTGACCAGAGAGCCGCTCAGAGGGCGGGAAAAGGGGATTGACGAGTGAACCAGAAAATGAGCAGCAGGCAGGTTGCGGTGGGGACTGCGGCGACCGCGCTTGGCGAGGGGATGGTCTCAGGCTCGGAGTTCCACCTATTCACCGTGGCGACTGGCAACGAGATCGTGTACCTCGGCGACGAGAACGTCACGACAGCCACTGGCTTCCGACTGCATAAGGATCAGCACATTACAATCCACGTTCCTGAGCGCATCCAGTTGTATGCTGTCGCAAGTTCTGCCGGTGGAACTGTCCACGTCCTACAAATCGGAGGCATCTAAATGTCACTAGCAAGTCTCGCAGAATTCAAGAGCGCAATCGGGATCAGCGACTCCGCCGACGATCAGGCGTTGCAGTCCGTACTCGATGCAACCGACGCACTCATTAACCTTTACACCGATCGCAAGAACGGCTTTGGCACAGCGACACAAACTCGCTACTACACGGCAGAGGACTACAAGTACGTCCTCGTTGATGACCTTGTAAGCATCACAACGTTGCAGACCGATGACGACGGCAATGGCACCTACGAGACAACGTGGACTGCCGGCACGGACTACAACCTCGCGCCTGGCAATGCCGCGCTTGATGGGTTTCCTTACAACGAGATTGACGTGTCGGTCAACTGGCCGCGCAACTTCCCACGCGACGTTTATCGCGGCGTCAAGATCGTCGGCGTCTTCGGCTGGCCAGCAGTTCCAAGCGCAGTCAAGCAGGCGGCAATCATTCAGGCTGGCGCAGTCTGGTCAAGCCGCACGTCGCCATTCGGCGTGATCGGATCGCAGGATCTCGGCGGCATCCTTCGCCAGACGCGCGCGCTGCATCCAGAAGCACAGGTACTGCTTGAGGCATACCGACGACGAGAAGGGCTGGCTCGCTGATGGCACTTGGAAATAACTTTGACATCACGATCAATCAGGGCGCAACGTTTGAGCTGACGATCACGTGGAAGGATTCGGCTGGAACTGCGATCAATCTGACTGGCTACAGCGCACGGATGCAGGTGCGCGAGACGTACTCGTCCGCATCGCCAATCGTCAGCCTGACAAGCGGCTCTGGCATCACGCTTGGCGGCTCTGCCGGCACAATTGCCATTGTGATCTCGGCAACCACAACCGCTGCGCTGACTGCGCCATTCAGCGGCGTGTATGACCTTGAACTCGTCAACGCGGGTGGCGTTGTGACTCGATTGCTACAAGGAGCCGCGACCGTCACGCCAGAGGTGACGCGATGAGCGTTGAGGTAGATCTGACGCAACAGATCGTTGCGATCAACGATACGCGCACCGAGATCACGATTCAGGCTCCAGGACCTGCTGGCTCGCAGGGTCCTGCTGGAGCACAGGGTCCTGCTGGTACGGCCGCAACCATTGCTGTTGGAAGCGTCACGTCTGGCACCGCTCCATCAGTCACAAATACTGGAACAAGCACGGCTGCCGTCTTTGATTTTGTTCTTGCCAAAGGTGACAAGGGGGACAAAGGCGACACAGGAAACACAGGGGCAACTGGAGCAACTGGTGCTACAGGCGCAGCTGGGTCTGCCGCCACGATTTCCGTTGGCACCGTCACGCAAGGGACTGCGGTGTCCGTCACAAATACAGGTACCTCATCCGCCGCAGTCTTTGACTTCGTACTCGTCAAGGGCGATAAAGGCGACAAGGGCGATCAGGGAGACACTGGTCCGACAGGCGCAACTGGCGCAGCGGGAAGCGCGGCAACCATTGCCGTCGGAACGGTTACGCAAGGAACAGCCGTCTCAGTCACTAACAGTGGCTCATCTTCGGCGGCAGTCTTTGACTTCGTCCTCGTCAAAGGAGATAAGGGAGACACTGGAAATACTGGTGCGACCGGCGCAACTGGTCCTGCTGGATCGGCTGCAACGATTGCAGTCGGAACGGTCACCGAAGGAACTGCGTTTGCGGTAATCAACAGCGGCTCATCCTCTGCCGCCGTCTTTGACTTCACACTCGTCAAGGGCGACAAGGGAGATACAGGAAACACAGGAGCCACTGGCGCAACAGGCGCGGCAGGTAGTGCCGCGACAATTGCCGTTGGGTCAGTCACATCTGGCACGGCTGTCTCTGTCACGAATAGCGGCTCGTCGTCCGCAGCCGTCTTTGACTTTGTTTTAGAGAAGGGCGACAAGGGCGACAAGGGAGACACTGGCGATACAGGACCGACTGGTGCCACCGGTGCCGCAGGATCTGCTGCCACGATTGCAGTCGGCACGGTCACCACTGGAACTGCTGGATCAAATGCGACCGTCACCAATGTCGGGACCTCTGGCGCAGCGATCTTTGACTTCTCAATCCCTCGCGGCGACAAGGGTGAAACTGGCGCAACAGGCGCCACAGGTGCAACTGGGCCTGCTGGAACTGGCGTGCCAACTGGCGGAACTGCTGGGCAGGTTCTTTCAAAGATTGACGGAACCAACTACAACACCGAATGGACAACTCCAGTTGTTCCTGGTACCGCAACAACGACTGGAACATACGGCGTCACCACGCTCACCGACTCGACATCGTCAACGTCAACGACGACGGCCGCGACACCTGCAAGCGTCAAGTCTGCGTACGATCTTGCCGCCGCAAAGGTGGCATCTGTTGCAGGGACTGGCGCAATCTCATCAACTGGCGGGACAGCGCCTGTTATCTCGGTGGCGTCTGCATCAACAACCGTAGTCGGCGCGGTTCAACTTACCGACGCCACAAACAGCACAAGCACGACGACCGCAGCCACGCCGAATAGCGTCAAGTCAGCCTATGACTTGGCTGGAACGGCGATTCCAAAGAACACGGCAACGGCCGCTGGCGACTTGCTCTATGCAAGCGGCAGCGCGACGATTACTCGACTTGCAATTGGAACCGCGAGTCAGGTGCTCTCAGTGGTTGGCGGAGCGCCGTCGTGGGCAACCCTATCCGCTGGAGGTGCGGATGTTCAAGAGTTCACGAGCAGCGGATCGTGGATCAAGCCTGCTGGAAAGACTGCGACATATGTAATTTGCATTGGTAGTGGCGGATCAGGGGCTGGTGCAGGAAGATCAACGACAGCATCATCGGCAGCGTGCGGCGGACAGGGAGGAATGATGTCTACGCAATGGTTCAAGACCTCCGATCTCGCCGGAACGGTTACGGTGACCATTGGCGCAGCAGTAGCTGGCGGCGCTGGCGGGGCATCTGGTGCTAGCGGCGCAAGCGGCAACGCAACGACATTCGGCTCATTGATTTTTGCTGATGGCGGCGGCGGCGGACAACAGAATGAAAGCGGGACCGCTCTTTATTTCGCAAGCACTGAGGGCGTGCTTATCAATAGTTCTTCAAAATCCGCAGCAACACCAGATGGATCTGGCGGAATGACGTCCACCACTGCGTCAACAAGACGCGGTGCAAGCGGAAGGTTCCGAGGCGGCGGCGGCGGCGCCGGTGGATCTGCAAGCGGCGAGGCTGGCGGACCAGGCGGTCAAGGATTTGGAAGAAGCCTTGAACTTGGTCCAAGCGGTGGGGCGTCTGGAGGCGGAAACGGCACAGCCGGAACAGTTATAGGTCAAGGTGGAGGTGGCGGCGGCTGGGCAACTGGCGCAGGAGGCGCTGGA